AGATTGTATCTTTATTTCTGACCCATTACGTCAAGTATTTGTACAAGGTATTAACTATAAAGTATTAAGCGACAAGTCTAAGAACTTCTCACAAAACGTTTACTGGCCTTTACGTAATCTTTATTCTGGTACAAACTCAAGCTATGCTGCAACTTATGGTAACTGGGTCTTAATACAAGATTCATTTACTAACAAGCCAACATGGTTACCATTCTCTGGTTTCGCTTCTGCGTTATACACAACTAACGATTCAGTTGCTTATCCATGGGCTGCACCAGCTGGTTTAAGTCGTGGTGTTATTAGCGGTATTGTTGACATTGCTGTTAACCCAAATCAAAAACAACGCGATTTACTTTATAAGATCTCGGTTAACCCAGTAGTAAACTTCCCTGGTTCTGGCTTCTCAATACAAGGTCAAAAGACATTATTAGCTACACCAAGTGCATTTGATCGTATTAATGTTCGTCGTTTATTCCTCTTCTTAGAGAAATCAGTTCTTATTACAAGCAGAAGCTTTGTATTTGAACCAAACACAACATTTACACAGAATCGCTTAGTAAACACAATCGACCCCGTATTTAAGTTAGCTAAGAATACTCAAGGCATTTACGACTACTTAATCGTATGTAACTCTACTAACAATACACCTGACGTTGTTGATGACAACTCACTTGTAGTAGATATCTACATTAAACCAGTTCGTACTGCAGAGTTTATCTTAGTAAACTTCTATGCTACTAAGACATCTCAGAACTTCCAAGAGTTATTACAATAACCTTAACATAAATATTTAATATGTCACAAACAATACAAGACTTCTATAGAGTAGCACAGCAAAGAGACTTTGCACGTGACTACATGTTACGGGTAGTTTCTATCGGTAATAACACGTTCAACGAAGACGATTTCGTTTACATTACTACTGCTACACTACCTTCTAGAGACATTCAAAACCAAACAGCTACTTATATGGGTCTAGATTTTAACTTCCCAGGCACTGTAAAGTATCCAGGAAGCAATGGATGGAATATTGAGTTCCGTGCTGATAAAGCTAATGTACTTCGTAACAAACTTGAAGATTGGCAAAGAGGTCAAGTATTCAATGATGCTACAAGCACAGGTGACTTATCAGTAAGAGGTCCTGAATCTCTTATCCAACTACATCAAGTAGACGATAAACTCAATGTTCTTAACATTTTTAACCTATACGGAGCATATGTACAAAAGCTCGGTGAACTAAAGTATGATACTGCTGGTACTGGTAAACCTTTAACGTTTACTGCTACATTAGCATATCACTACTGGACAAGAGGTTAATCAGTAGTTATTTGTTATTAACCCGACTGCAAAGTCGGGTTTTTTATTGTTCTAAGCTTAAGTATTAGTATGGCATTACAGGATTTTAATACTGCAGTTCAAGCTCTTGGATTCGGCAAAAAATATAGCTTCCAAGTGACTGATCTTCAAGGTCCGCCAAGCTTGGTAAGTTTTAATGCTAAACAATGGCTGTATGTAGAATCTCTTACTATACCCTCAAGAAAGACAAATACAACAAAAGTACCGTACAAAGCTTTTGATTTTGTGGTTCCAACCAATACTTCTTTTCCGGAGAATGAAAGCTGGAAAGTAAACTTTTTTTCAGATGAAATATTAAAAATTAGAGGGCTCTTTGACACTTGGAGTGAAGCAACATACAAGTTTACAAATAATTATGGTGGTGGTAACTTAGGTTTTGGTAACTGTAACCTAGAAATAACAATAAACGATGATAAAGGTTCTGCAACAAACGCTTTTACACTATACGGAGTGTATCCAGTTTTAATAGGTGGTATGGAGTATAATATATCTGATACAGGTACAACTGTAGCTAAGGTTCCGGTTACTTTAGCGTTCCAATATTTTGATAGTAAGTATTAATATGTCAGATTACACTTCCCAAGATTTAAACGCTTTTTACCGCGCAATACAACTGTACGGGTTCTCACGCGATTTTCAAGCTAGGGTAGATAATATTTCGATTAACAATAAATCTTTTGTAGGTCCAGGTGTTGGTACAGACACTCAAGCACCTCTTTTGTATATAAAAGATTTTACTATACCGGGCGTTAAAAAAGCAGTCACTTCTGTAAAATATCAAGGGGTAGACTTTCATGCCCCTGGTACAAGAGATTTCGGTGATAGTAAGAACTGGGCTGTCACTTTTTATACAGATCAAAACTTAATATTTAAAACTTGGTTACAGGCTAGACTTATTGAATCAGCTTCTAATACACCTGATTCTTTAAACCATATACCTGATGACAAAGATTATGCACAGGTTTCAGTTTATAATGATAGCCTTCAAAAAGTAGCTAGTTATAAAATAAACGGTTTATTTGTTATAGATGTACCTAGTCAAACATATGATGTGTCTGGTGGTGGTAAGATACAAGAACTAAAAGTGGTATTTGGTTATCAAAACTGGACCACATTACCTGTACGTGCAAACTTGGTAAAAACATCTGCTGATCTAGCTATTACAGCTAATTCGTTATTAGGTATCTAAAATGGACCGTATAACAGATATAAACACGTTTTTAACACAGGTACTATCAAGCCCTAACTTTCATATACCTGTTGAGGCTAATTTTGTTGTCGGGTTTGATAACTTACAAGAGTTAATATTGCCTAATTTAACTAAGCCAAACACTCCTGATCAAAAACATGGGGTAGCGGGGTTGTGGTCTGCAGTGCCAGACAAAGATATTTTTTTTGTTAACGGTGTATCCCTACCAGGAGAAACAATAAAAGCTGGTAGAGCAGGATTCTCGGCTAGCGGCGAAACCCTGTATGGTGGTCTTTTATCAAGCCCTGTACTGAACGGCCGTACTGATTTAGCTCCTTTAGAAATAGACTTTTTAGAAACAAACCAATCCTTTGTAGATCAAGTTATAAGACCGTGGATTATTAATGCATCACATTTTGGTTTATTTGCAAGAGGTAGTAGTCAATCAGCACAAAAGCAAAACTATAAAACAAACATTACTGTTAATTTTCTAGATAAACAAGGCAGTGATACTAACTTTGTAAGTCGTAAAATGATTTATTACGAAAACGCCGTACCGATAAGTGTTGCAGCTGCAAACTTTAACTACGGTGGTTCTAAAGTAGGTGTTCGTAGTATAAAAACCACGTGGTTATATTCTACATACTCGATAAGTTAATAGGCAATGCCTTTTAAGTTAAATGCTTATCTCCCTAGTAAACAACTAGAAGTACAGATAAAAGAGCTCTGTTATAAACAATATAGAGAGCTTGTTAAAAGCTTATACAACACTGATAAGAAAGAAACCTTACAACAATACAACTCTATACTAGAGGATCTTTGTCCGGATATAGTTGGTAAAGATATAACGTTTGAAGATAAGCTTTATTTGTTGTTGACTATACGCAACTACTGTGTTAGTCCGGATTTAAAGTTAAAATGTACATTACCGGATAAAACTACCTTTAACTATACAATACCAGTTGATACTATCATTACCAAGGTTAAAAATATTAATAAATCCGGTAAGGTAACTGTAGATGACATTGCTGTAGAGTATTCTAGTTATAAAGTGAGAGATGAACATGTTTTTCTTAGTAATAACAAAGATATACTTGTAGTATTAGCGTCTTATATAGATAACATAAAGACAGATACCCTAAATGTAGATTTTAAGGATTTTCCGTTAAACGAAAGAACAATGATTATAAACTCATTACCTCAATCCGTTGTAAACGAGCTTATAAAAAGTATAGTTGCTAAAGAAGAAGAACTTAACTTAATAGACCTAATATTAGTAAAGGATCCTACAAACGACAAAACATTGTTGAGGCTTTCATGTAGTATTACTTTTGAAGTATTACAGAAAACGATCGAGTTCTTGTTTACAGAAAACTTAAACAACATTTATAGAACTTTATACAATGCTGTTAAACATTTAGATTTTACCCCAGAATATGTAGATAGTATTACTCCTGTTGAAATACAGGTTTATTGGATGTACTTTATGCAGGATAAAGCTGAAGCTGCTGAGAATAGTACTCAAAACCCTTCACCTGGATTTAATCCACCAACTAGCACACCTAACTCAGAGCTAGGATTCTAAGAATACCGGGTAAGTATTTTTATGCCTAATGTAAATGATTTCCTAGCAAGTCTTAATACCCTTGCTGAAAAAAACTCTATCGATGTTTATTTGCCTACACTACAAAGAAGTGTAAAGTTTAAATCTGTTACAGCTAAACAACATAAAAGCCTGTACACCTGTGTTAGAGATAATGTAATATATAATACAAAGTTTTTTATATTAACACATGATATTATTAAAGATAACTGTCTAGAACCAGATGTTATAAAGCAGCTTACCATTATTGACAGAGTTTTTGTATTGCTTGCGCTAAGAAAAGGTATTCTGGGCACAACTATAAAACAAAAAAATGCTGACTTTAGTAACTGTATACAAGCAGCTACTAGTGTAACATTACCGGTTAACGAAGCATTTGTTAATAGCGGGGTAAAAATAGAAGTACAAGTACCTACCCTTGAAGATGCTTATAACATGGAAAAAGAGTTAAGAGGTAATTTAGAGCCTAAAACTCTAACTGTTGATATGCTCACTCAAGAAGTTATTTTAAATAGTCTATGCAAATATATTAAAAACATCTGGATAGTAGGAGAAAGCGAGGACACAGATTTAAACTTTAGCTCTTTTTCGTATAAAGATCGTATAACTTTAATAGAGCAGTTACCAGCTACTGTTCTTACCTCTATGCAAAGTTTTGCAGGTAAAGTTACAAGTATACAAGATAATGCTACTAAAGCACTAGCTAACGACAATACAGAGGTACAGTTCTTTATTAACGCGGATTTCTTTTTATCCGAGTGATATAAGGACAGTTTAATACCTAAGTATTTTTATGTCTGAAGAGACTAATCAACAGGTATTAGAGTCCAATGCTTCTTTAGCTGAAGCAATAGGTAAGCTTGCGGATGCTTTAACTAAAAGTAGCAAGTTAGGTGCACAAAGTAAATCCCTGGTTGATTTGATAGGAGAGTTAAACGAAAAAGTAGATAAGATCGGTAAGCAGGTTGCTACTGGTGTTAAGGAAGGTATATCTGGTGTTTCTGGTGCATCTTCTTTTGTTACTACAGATAAAGAAGGTAGATTAGAAGAAATATACGAAAAGGATCAAGTCATAAGAGAGGCTTTAAGAATATTATCGGAAAAAGAAAGAAACTTTGAAAAAAGCGGAGAAAAAGAAAAGCTCCAAGATGTAGAAACTGCAACTAAATCTAGGTTAAGTCAAGTAGAGGGGTTTTTTAGTAGATATATACCAAGCTCTATACAAGGTATATTAAGCTTTTTAGGCGGTAAAGAAATATTAGAATCTATAAACAAATCTGTAATAGACAGTATAACAGGCATGTTTGCAGGGAAAGAAAAAGAGAAAGCTGATGACCTGAAAAGAGCAAGAGAGCAAATTTATAAAGATAGAGATGAACAAGAGAATAAGAGACGGGAAAGCGACGAGACTGATGAAAACAGAAAAAAAGCTTACGAAACTTATTGGTCAGGAGATATAATACCGGAAAGCAATTTAAATAATACAGGAGAATCGGTTAAGACTGATATGTCTATAGTACCAGTTAATAGGGAAGATAGTCTAGGAGGTAAAAACAAAAAATCAGTAAACAATGTTGAAAACGAAGGCTCGTCTGAAGCAGTAACAAAAGATAACGCTATTCTTAGCGAAGAAGCATCAGAGATAAAAGTTTCAATAGTAGATATTAAGCCAGAAGTATTAAACAGCTTGGCAGCGGCAATAAAAGATGCATTAACAGAAAAGCGTTCATTAACAAGTGAAAATGATACTTCTACTAATAAGGGAGAACGTACTCCGTCTCCGTTAAGTGATATAGAAACCACTCAACAAAAAATACCACAAAGCCTTGAAATACCATCTAAAGATGAAGAACAGGAAGTTGCAAGCTATACAGATCTTTTAAAGAATATCACTCCAACAAAACCGAAGGAAGAACAGAAAAAAGAAAACGAAAGTTCTGGTGGTATAGGTAGCAAAGCATTGGGTGGAGCAGTATCTGCAGTGGGTAACGTAGTTACAAAAGGGGTATTAAAGAAAGTAATACCTTGGATGGGCGCCATAGGTGCGAATCTTTTATTAGGAGGACCTGAAAATCCAGCTGCAGATGCTGCTAGCGTGTTTGTAAAAAAAGCCCTGGAAGACGAAGAAGATGGTATACTTTTTGCAAAAGGAGGCGACGTAAAGGGAGACAAACCTATTATAGTAGGAGAAAAAGGACCTGAGGTATTTGTACCTAATGCAAATGGTACTATTGTACCAAACGATAAAATAAAAGATACTAATAGTGTTGCAGCTACACCTGCAATAGAAAAACTTACATCTCTGTTTTCTTCTACTAGTACTGATAAGCAAACCACAGTAACAGCTTTACCTTCAGAAGAGCTTAAAACTATTTCAAACGTAACTAATATAAATAATGATTCTAATATGTTATTAAGTGAAGTTAATAAAACTTTACTTGATATAAGCAGTAAGTTAGAAAATAACTTAAAGAATCCTACAAATCAAACCGCTACACCAAGTACTGCTGGTATTATGAGTAATAGTAATACTAACAATAGTAGTAGTATTAATATAACAACAAATAGTAGCCCTATAACCAATTCGCGTATAATAACGGATACTATGTTATATAGAAGGAGAGCTCTAGCTTAAGTAATATTATGGCCGACTTATTTCCTCAAGATCCAGTTGCTGGGTATAGTCCAGATGTTGATACAAAAACTCAACAACTTGATGCGGCTAATAGCATAACTGCAGATATGCAAAGCA